CGGCGCGGTGGACGACGCGGTGGGCGACGCGGTGCGCGACGCGGTGGGCGACGCGGTGGACGACGCGGTGCGCGGCGCGGTGGGCGACGCGGTGCGCGGCGCGGTGGGCGACGCGGTGCGCGGCGCGGTGGGCGACGCGGTGGACGACGCGGTGGGCGACGCGGTGGGCGACGCGGTGGGCGACGCGGTGGGCGACGCGGTGGGCGGCGCGGTGGACGGCGCGGTGCGCGGCGCGGTGGACGGCGCGGTGCGCGGCGCGGTGGGCGACGCGGTGGACGACGCGGTGGGCGACGCGGTGCGCGACGCGGTGCGCGGCGCGGTGGACGACGCGGTGCGCGGCGCGGTGGGCGACGCGGTGCGCGACGCGGTGCGCGGCGCGGTGGACGGCGCGGTGCGCGACGCGGTGGACGGCGCGGTGGACCGGCAGATCCGTGAGGCTGTCGCGACGGTTCTCCGGTCCGGCTGGTACCGGAGGTTCGGTGGTCAGCACTGGTCCGGGTGGATGGCGTGGCGGCTGTGGTTCCGCGACCAGGGCGGCCTCGACCTGGACGGCGACCTGTGGGACCGCGCTCAGGCCTACGCCGACGCGAACGTCGCCGGCTACTGGTGGGCCTACGCCGACTTCGCGATGGTCGCCGAACGACCCACCGAGCTGCACGTCGAGCAGATCGCCCCGACCGGGTGGGGATCCCACAGGCTGCACCGTGAGGACGGCCCGGCCGTCGCCTGGGCCGATGGAACCGGCGTCTACTCCTGGCACGGGACCCGGGTCCCCGCCGACCTCATCGAGGGCGACGGCTGGGACACCACCCGCATCCTCCAGGAGCGCAACGCCGAGGTCCGGCGCTGCGCCATCGAACGCCTCGGCTGGGACCGGTTCGTCACCGACGCCCGCCTCGCGCAGGTCGGCCAGACCGTCCCCGACCCAGGGAACCCCGGCCAGGAACTCGCCCTGTACGACGTCCCGGAGCGGATCTACGGCGCCGCCGACGTCCGGGTCCTGCTGTGCACTAACGGGACCGTGGAGCGTGACGGGACCCGCCGCCGGTTCGGGCTCACCGTGCCCGCCGACATCACCGACCCGGTCGCTGCGGCGGCCTGGGGCTACGGCATCACCCCCGACCTGTACGCGACCGCCACCCGGCGGGCGTGACAACCCGAGAAGGAGAACCCGCCATGCAGACCCTCACCAGCCTCGCCGACCTCGTCACCACACACGGCGTCCCCGTCGACGACCACCACGACCTCAACGCCCTCGTCCCCGTCACCGACCGGCTCCAGTTCCAGGGCGACGTCGCCGTCATCCCCGCCGGCCCGGCCGTCCAGGCGACCGGGTCCGGCTACCCGACCCCGGTCCCCGCGCAGGGTGTCGCGGTCGTCCGCGGCGAGAACGGCGGCAACACCCACCTCCTCCTCGACGGACGCGCCCCGGGTGCGGACCCCGTCACCTGGGACCCCTCCCGGGGCGGTGACACCGGTCTCGACCTCGGTGTTGTCACCGTCCCCGGCGGTGCGGTCGCGTACCTCGCGCACCCCGAGCACGCCTACTCCGGGATCGCCCCGGGCCGTTACGTCATCCGACGGCAGCGGGAGCAGGCCGACGTCATCCGCCTCGTCGCCGACTGACCCTCCCCAAGATGCGGGTCCCCGGCCGCTGTCACGGCCGGGGACCCCGGAACGGAGCATCCCATGAGCATCACCGACAGCACGACACCCGCGGCGGCGGAGCCCGTCGACTTCCCGGAGAACCAGGCCGCGGTTGACGTCCTCCGCGAGGCCGCGGACCGCCTCGACCGGGACGCCGCAGACCTGCGACGCACCTGGAAGTCGGCGGGCCTCCCGTCGTCCGACCGGATGGCTCGGCGGGTCGCCGTCGACACGGCCCTCGCCGAGTGGCTCCGGGACGCCGCGGACGACATCGCGTACTGCCTCGCGGAGTCGGACCACCCGGACCACGTCACGGTCGCCTACGGCGTGAAGGTCGCCCTCGCGGTCCTCGGAGGCCCGGCGTGACGGGCCTCCCGTCGCTGCGGGACCTGTGCCCCTCCTGCCTCGACACCGCCGTCACCCCCTACCTCGTGACCCCTGGCGGGACGGCCGGGCACGTCCGCGCCGACTACGCATGCCGGTGCGGGCACACGTGGTGGTGCGGCTGGGCCGTCAGTGTGGGGGCCGCCGCGTGAACCGGAACGTCCCCCTCGCCCGCGGCGTCCCCCTCGCACGGACAGGGCCCATCCGGTCCACGCCCGCGCAGCGGACCCCGGAGGAGACCGCCGCCCGCGACCTCGTCATGACCCGCGCAGATGGCCGCTGCGAGGCGTGCGCGGTCCCTGCCGGGCCTGACGGCCTCGACTGGTCCCACCGGGTGGCCCGCTCCGCGCTAGGGGCGTGGACGGCCAGCAACGGCCTCGCCCTGTGCAGGTCGTGTCATTCGTGGGCGCACAGGTTCCCGGTCGCTGCCGTCGCTGCCGGGCTCGCGCTCCGGTCCTGGCAGGACCCCGCGACCGAACCGGCGTGGGTGAGGCCCGTCAACGGGTGGAAGCCGCACCACGACTGGTGGTTGCTCGACCCGGAGGGCCTGTGGGTGTCGTGGGACGGGGACCGGCCGGCACCCCTCGCGTACCCGTGCCGCGCCGGCCTCGACGGACGGGGCCGGTGATGCCGCGCCGTAACCGTCGGGGCCCGACACCGTTCCAGCGTCTCGGGGACTGGCCGGCCGACCTGCGGCCTCTGATCGCCCGGTCGGAGCTCGCGGAGTCCCGTCCCGCCGAGTTGGGGACGGTGGGGTCGTGCCGGTGGACGGGGAAGGCCCGCTACCCGGACGAGCGGTCCGCGCGTGTGGCGTTGGCGGGGGCGATCGTGGTGCACAACCGGGGCCGGGAGCAGCGCCGCGAGCAACGCGCGTATGCGTGTGACTCCCCGGCGTGCGGCGGCTGGCACTTGACCTCCCTGCGGACGCCGCCTGTGCCCGCCCCACGCCTCCCTGCGGACGGCCTCGTGTCCGGCCAGCCGGGGACGGTGACGGCATGACCCGCCGTCCTCCTAAGCCGCGCGCCGTCGAGGACCACCCGATGCGGTTCGGCTACGCGGACCCCCCGTACTTCGGGTGCGGCGCCTCCCACTACGGCGAACACCACCCGGAGGCCGCCGCATGGGACGACAAGGCGACCCACCTCGCCCTCGTCGCCCGCCTCGCCGACGAGTACCCCGACGGGTGGGCCCTCTCCTGCAACCCCGCGGACCTGCGGTGGCTCCTCCCCGCATGCCCCGAGGACGTTCGTGTCGGGGTGTGGGCGAAGACGTGGCACCAGATCCGGCCCACGACCGTGCAGTACGCGTGGGAGCCCGTCATCTGGCGCGGCGGCCGGAAGGACCCGAAGCGGTCCCCGATGGTCCGCGACTGGATCACATGCGTCCCGACCCGCCAGCGGGGGCTCAAGGGCGCCAAGCCGGACCCGTTCAACCGGTGGGTGATGGACCTCCTCGCGTGGCGGGAGGGCGACACCCTCGACGACCTGTTCCCCGGCACCGGCGGCATGGGGCGTCGGGTGGCGGAGGCCGTGAACGAGCTGCCCCTCGGGGCCGTCTCGTGACCCCCGCGGACGGCCCGGTGTCCGGTGCGCCCGCGACGATCGATGTAAGCCAGCCAGCCGACAGGAGCCACCCATGACCGACACCACGACAGCGCCACGGCCCGTCGCGTTCACGCCCGGCCCGGACGACATGCTGGGCGCCTACCTCGGCGTCCACGGGACCACGATCGGGGAGGACGGCGCGTGGCTCCTCCTCGGCCACGTCGAGCCCCGGAAAGCCGTCGTCGTCATCCGGAAGATCGGCCACTCCGACGTCCTCGGCCTCGGCGACGAGGACCTGTTCGGCTGGTCGAACCCGCTGGAGCCTCTCACTGCGCGTGTCGAGCACCGGATGGGCCTCTTCGAGCGGCACCCGAACGGCTGCCAGTGCCAGGACGGCGACGAGCCGGGCGACCCCGGCTGGTGCCTCGTCCACATGGAGGTCGGTGAGGACCCCGACTACTGGTGGTGCGACTACAGCGACAGCGCGCAGGACAACCCCGCCGCCGTCCCGGTCACCGTCTGGACCGCGGTATGAGCGCCACGACCCCCGGGGCGTTCGAGCTCTGCGGTCGTTTCGGCGGCTGCGTCCTCCCTGCGGGGCATAACCGGGGAATGGCTGACATCCCGGAGAACCACCGCCGCCCCGACCCCGCCCCGGCCGCGCCGGCGCCCGTGCGACGTCCGTGGTCGACCGCGTGTGCCCGCCGCCACGACCACCCCGCATGCACGGGCGCCCTCCCTCCCGTGGAGGACCCGTGGGGCGCCGACACGGCCCCGCTGCCGTGCGGGTGCCCCTGCCACCAGGGCGGGGACCTCACGTCCGCCGTGGACGCCCTCACCGCCTCCACCCTCGACCGGGCGGAGCGGGTGCACGCGGCCCGCCTCGTCGTCCGTCTCGCCGCGCACCTCGACCCCGCGTCCCTCGCGGACCACCGCGGGGAGGGCCCGGAGGCGCGGGAGGTCCGCCGCATGGGTCGGGCCCTGCTCCCCGCCGCCCGCCTCCACGCCGACACCACCGCAGGGGAGGGGGAGGGGCGTGGCTGACGACGCGGGGGTGTCGTCGCCGGAACTCGACCGCCTCGCCCGTGTCGTCTCGGCCGCCGACTGGGGGACACCCGTCGAGGCGGCCCGCCCGGTGAACGACGACTACCGGATCGCCGCCGCGGTCCTCGCGGACCTCCGGGACCGGTACGTCCTGACCCCGCGTGGCGCGAACATGGTCGAGTCCGAGGACGTCGAGGTGTTCGACCCGAAGTACGGCCAGTGGAAGGGCGTCAGCCCGGACCCCCAGCACCTCACGCCGCTCGTCGCGTGGCCCCGTCGCCGCCGCACCCGCGTCACCCTCTGCGGCCCATGGCGGGAGGACCCGTCGTGACCCCCGACCCCGAGATCGAGTGGCTCGCGGCGCGTCTGCTCGGCGACCACGTGGCCCCCGACCCGATGGAACCGTGGGCGACCCTGCCCGACTACGTCCGCGACATCTGGCGGACCCCGGCACGGACCGCGCTGACGATCGTCCGGGAGCGGTACATCCTCGTCCCCCGGGAGGGCGCGGAGGAGGCGCGCGAGTTGGCGTCGCCGTCGGTCACCCTCTCCCCGGAGGGCTACGCGGAGTACGCCGAGGACATGGGCGCGGAGGCGCGGCCGATGCCCCGCTCCCGCGCCGTCGTCTACGGCCCGTGGCAGTCCGACGCGGAGGCCGTCCCGGACCTGATGGCGGCACTTCACGCCTCCGTGGTCCGCGCCCGCGCCGCCCGCACCGGGGAGACGACGTGACGGGTCTCGGGCGGGGCCTCGTCGCCGCAGCGTTCGCCGTCCCTGTCGCCCTCTCCGCTCTCGCTGCCCTCGCCGCGGTCGCTGGCGGCGCCCTGTACGGGCGGACCCGGGCGACGGACGAACCCCACGACTACCGGACGGAGGACTGACCGCCATGAACGCCGCCGACACCCCGTTCCTCGCCATCGACGTCGAAACGACAGGACTCGACCCGGCCAGGCACAAGCCCCTGGAACTCGGCCTCGCCCTCATCACACCCGACCTCGACGTCGCCGCCCGCACGTCCTGGATCATCCCCTGGCGGCCCGAGTCCCTCCTCGCGCTCCGCCGCGACGCAGGCGAACACGTGGACGCCATGCATGAGACGTCCGGCCTGTGGCGCGACTGCGCGGAGACGCCCGGGAACCTCTACGCCATGATGACCGCGGACGCCCTACCGCTCCTGTGGCCCGGGTACCGCGACGTCATGGACTGGGTCGGCACCCACGCCCCACACCCCGGCATCCCGCTCCTCGGGTCATCCGTCCACTTCGACGCCCACTGGGCCGCCGCATGGTTCCCCTGCCTCCTCCACACCCCCGAGATGGGCGCCCGCACCCACCGCCTCGCGGACATCTCCGCCGTCCGGGAACTCCTCACCCGGTGGGCGCCGCACATCGTCCGCGACGCACCCGGCTCCCGGAAGCTCCACCGCGTGGACCCCGACCTCGACGACACCCTCGCGGAGGCCCGCCACTACCGCGACGCCCTCGGCCTCACCTGGACGAACGCACCCGAGGCGGCGGCGTCATGACCGGCAACGGCGACATCCCTGTCGACGGTGAACCGGGCCCCACGATCGACTACCCCGCCCGCTGGCGCCACGGCCGGACCGTCCACGCCGTCACCCCGCCCGCCGGCGACCTCGAACCCGTCGAGCACCAGCCCTGCCCCACCTGCCGCAAACCCACCGCCGTCCACGACGTCCGCGGCCTGTGTCCGGTGCCGGCGTCGGACCCGCAGTCGCATGTCCCGGGGCAGATGCCGCTACCCCTCCCGTGACCAGCGCACACTAGGGGTGCAGGACCACGCAGGACCCCTCATGAACAGGCCCCGGAGGTACCAACCCACATGAACGCCACGCAGGACCGGCCCTGCCAGGAATGCGGGCAGGTCCACGAGTGGTGTTCGGGGCACGCGAAGCACTCCGACCCGAAACGGCCATGCAACGCCCGCCCGAAGGCCGGGCACAAGGCGTGCCGCCGTCATGGGGGGAACACTCCGCAGGCGGCAGCGAAGGCGGAGCGGGTCCTCGCCGCGCAGGCCGCGGAGGTCGAGGTGGCGCGTCTCGGCCTGGACCGGCGCGTCCCCCCGGGGCAGGCCCTCCTGGAGGAGGTGTGGCGGACCGCGGGCCGTGTCGCATGGCTGGAGCGGAAGGTCGCCGAGAACGGCGAGGACGGCCTGTTCGTGTCCACGGCGTTCGGGCCGCAACAGAACGCGTGGGACACCCTCCTCACCCAGGAACGCCGTCACCTCGTCGTCGCGTCCTCCGCAGCCATCAAGGGCGGTGCGATCGAGGCACAGGTCGAGATCGCCCGCAGCCTCGGGGAACGCGTCGGGGCATGGCTCGACGCCGTCACCGCAGACCTCGGGCTCACGCAGGAGCAGCGGGCCCGCGCATGGGAGGCCGGGGAACGCCACCTCCACCTCGTGGTCGGCGCGGCAGGCTGACCGGTGACTGTCCTCCTGGACCGTGACGGGCTCGCCGCGGGGTTCCGGTCCCGTGGCCCTGCCGCCGCGTCCACGGCCGGCGCGTTGACGCCCCTGGACCTGTTGGCGCGGGTGTTCCCACGGACGGTCCGCACTCCGGCGTTGGAGCTCGTGAACGATGCGGTGGTGTGGGCGGAGGCGACCCCGGACGCCCGCCTCATCGTCACGTTGGCTCCGCAGGAATCGAAGTCGTCCACGGTGACGCGGGCGGGGAGCCTCTACATGCTCCGGCAGGACCCCACACGCCGGATCGTCATCGCGTCCTATGCGGACCGCCTCGCGCGCCGGTGGGGGCGGACCATCCGGAACGACATCGCCGCGAACTCGGGGCAGCGCGGCGGCCTCGACCTGGGGCTCCGTCTCGCCGCTGACGCCCGCGCCCGCGACGAGTGGGAGTTAGTCACCGGCGGCGGAGTCATGGCCGTGGGCGCAAGATCAGGTCTTACTGGAAAAGCAGCCGACGTCATGATCATCGACGACCCCGTGAAGGACCGGAAAGAGGCCGAGTCACCCACCGTCTCCGAGGACACGTGGGACTGGTGGACGTCCACCGCCTCGACCCGACTCGCCCCGGGCGCCCCCGTCATCCTCGTCCTCACCCGCTGGTCGCATAACGACCTCGCGGGGCGTCTCCTGCGGGCGCAGCCGGGGGAGTGGCGGGTCGTCCACATCCCCGCGCAGGCCGACCCGCTGATCCTCGACCCCGACCCCCTCGGCCGCCCCGCCGGGGAGTTCATGGTGTCCGCGCGCGGCCGGACCCGGGAGCAGTGGGAGCGCCGGAAGCGAGACGCCGGCGCCGACTGGACGCCCCTCTACCAGGGCGCCCCCGTCGACCCGGGCGGGGAGACGTTCGACGTCGACAAGCTCGGATGGTGGCGCCTCACCCCCGACGGGCAGGCGATCGTCCTCGGCCCGAACACGTGGCGGCTCTCGGAGTGCCGCCGGTTCGGGACCGTCGACACGGCGTCCTCGACGTCGTCCGCGGCGGACTTCACGGTCGCCGCCGCCTGGGCCGTCACCCCCGCCGGAGACCTCGTCCTCCTCGACGTCCGCCGGGAACGGGTCCCGGAGCACCGTCAGGTGGGCCTCGCGGAGCCCCTCGCGGCCCGCTGGGGCCTGGACTGCACGTATGTGGAGTCGACGATGGCGGGGACACGGCTGGTGCGGGACATGGTGCAGGCGGGCCGGCGGATCCAGGACTTGCGGGCGGACCGGTCGAAGACGGCGCGGGCGGCGTTGGCGGCGTCGTGGGTGGATCAGGGGCGGGTCGCGTTCCCCGCGCAGGGGATGGCGGCGTCTCTGCCGGATGCGGTCCTGACGGATGTCCTGGAGGAGTTGCGGCACTTCCCCGCGGGACGCCATGACGACTTCGTCGACAACCTCGCGTATGCGGCGGCGGTCACTCTGGACACGTACCTTCCGCCGGACTCGGGCCAGTGGGAGCCGGTGCGGCGGGAAGCGGGGGTGTCGGAGTCGGCGTTCGGTGCGGAGCCCATCGACGACCTCATGTCCCGCCCCTTCTGACACGACACGGACTTTCCGACGGATGAAATAGACACGGGCGTGCGGACTGCGCTACCTTTCGTATGTCAGGAAGTCAGCCAGCCGCAGGGAGTCCGCGATGTACCCGAAGCTCGTCATCAAGTCCACCGCCACCACCCCCGGGCAGGCGATGGAGTGCGACGACTGGACGCACCTCCGCGCCAGCCGCGACGAGATCGTCGCCTCCCGCCTCGACCGCGGCCAGACCCTCATCGCCGAGGACGAGGACGAGCACGGCCTCCGCCTCACGTTCGCGTGATGGTCCGCACCGGGCGCCCCCCGATCGGGCCCCGCATCCAGATCAACGTCCCGGCCGGCCTCCTCGCGGACATCGACGAGGAGGCGGCACGGCGGGGGACGACACGGGCGGAGGAGATCCGCCGCCGCTGCGAGGCCCTCGCCCGACCCGAACCGGAGCGACCCGTGACCGACACCCCCAGCGCCCCCGCCCTCACCGACCAGGGGTGGGCGTTCACCACGATCTCCCGCCGCGCGCACTACTACGACGCGGACGGCCTGTCCCTGTGCCGCCAGTTCGGGTCGTTCGGTGTCCCCGCGGAAGCGTTCGAGCACGAGACGGGCCGCCCGACCCCCGACGACTGCGCGTCGTGCCGCCGGCGCATCGACAAGCGGGGCCCGAAGTGACCGACGTCCGGTTCCGGCGCATCGAGCACCCGGAGCCCGGCGGGCACGGGTCCGCCTACGACGTCCTCGTCGGCGACGCGGTCATCGGGCAGGTGTGGCAGATCCGCTACCCGGTGCAGGTGTTCGGCGGGTGGAAGAAAGGCGGGCACAAGCGGATGCGGACCTCGTGGGTGAGCAGTGCCAGCCGGGACGACGGCGTCGACACCCGGCAGGACGCCGCGTCGTTCCTCCCCGGGCACCCGAGGAAGGTGCAGCGATGACCGACACCCCGGCGCCGGAGCGGACGTGCCAGTCCGTCCGGTACGCGCCCCGCAAGCCCTGCACGTTCGACGGCCCGAAGTGGGACGTCGTCACGTACACGCGCGCCCGGGAGACCGACCCGTGGAAGGTCGGGGACCGGCACGCCGCGTGCTTCGACCACGGCCTCGCGGAGGTCGACGGGTTCGGGTCGATCGTGGGCGCCGCACGCTGCGAGCTCAAGCCCGCGGGGGAGTCGTGACCACCCACCGCCTTGTCCGTCTCGACGCCCCGGCGTACTGGTCCCGCTGGGACGTCGCGGCGCCCGACGGGACCGTCCTCGGCCGCATCGAGAAGCGCGGCATGTCGTCCGCGTGGTCCGCGCACGGAGCCGACCGCGGCCTCATCGGGACCATGTTCGGGACCCGCGCGGAGGCGATCGCGGCAGTCCTCGCGACCCGTGACCTGTCCGGGCGAGGCGGCACGCTGGGGGTATGACGGACCAGCCAGCCGCGGAACCGCCGAAGACGGCCCGCGTCCGCGCCATCGAAGCACACGAGGACGCCGAGGCCGAACGTGCCCGGCAACGCGCCGAGGACGACGCCCGCCGCGCCCGCGAGAAGGCAGAGAAGAACGCGGAACTCGTCGCCCGCGCTGTCGGCGGGTCCCCGCTGACCGAGTGGCTCCCCGACGTCGAGTGGACGTTCGTGAAAGACCTCCCGGTCGCTGGCCGAGGGTCGATCCTCGTCGCGTCCGTGGAGGACGACGGCAACGCGGAGCCGCTCCGCGTCGTCCTGCGTCCGGTCGGCTACCAGGCGGGCCGCTGGGACGTCACCGTCCCGGACGCCGTCTCCGCGGGGTCGGCGAACTCGCTGGCCGGCCTGGGGCGGATGCTCCTGGACGTGGAGCGGCGGAGGACCGCCGTCCGTGCGGTGGGCGACGACGAGGAGAAGGCGTCATGACGGACCAGCCACCCGTGCCGCCGTCCCCGGAGCCCGTCCCTGACGTGTGCCCCGACTGCGGCACCCCCACGACCGGCCTCACCCCCGACCCCGACGGCGCCCACCGGATCCCCTGCGGTCATGGTGTCGTGTGGGACCCTCTCGTGTTCTCGGGGACGGTGCCGACCCCGGACACGCCACCCCCACCGGTCGCCGGATGAGCGGGCTGCGAGTGGATGCCACCGGGTCCGGCCGACGGGAGCGGACATCCGACCCGGAGCCAAAGATGCGGCACCGCTGGCATCGCCTCAAGGGCGCTCACACGCTCGCCGAACTCATGGCCTGGGCCGATGGGGAGGGACTCGGCTACGACGCCGTCCGCGTTCCGTGGGCGACATTGCAGTGGGAGTCGCCGGAAACTCCCGGCGAGATCGTGGACCGGGTCGCATGGCAAGAACGGCAGGCGGCCCGGCGCGCCGAGTGGGAGCGGGAGACCTACGACCGGCTCCGCGCCAAGTTCGAGCCTTCCGAGCCCGGTGAGCACCCGATGGCCTGCTACTGCGACGACTGCTCCCGCTGACATCCACCGCCGCGTCCGCCGCCTGCGGCATCATGGGGGGCGGGGTCGGGACGTCCGATAGTCGGAACGTCCCGCGGAGGCGCGCACCACCATGCCAGCCAGCGACGCCCCCACCCGCCCCCTCGGCACCCTCGGCCTCGGCACCAGCCCATACGCGACGTGGTACGACGACGCGCTGGAGCAGGTCCCGGACGTCCGGTACCCGGAGTCTGTCGCGACGTTCGCGAAGATGCGCCACGACCCTGTCCTCACCGGGGTGCTCGCGGGCTACCAGCGGCCCATCATCCGCGCGAAAGTTCACGTCGACCCGGGGTCCGCGTCGGACCGGTCCGTGCGTGCCGTCGCCGATTCGTTCGGGCTGCCGATCCTCGGGGACGACACGGACCCCGGGTTCGACCGGAACCGGCGCGTCCAGTGGGCCGACCACGTCCGCCTCGCGACCCTCGGGTCCCTCGTGTGGGGCCACATCGGGTTCGAGGACTACTACCGCGCCGACGGCACCGGAGCGTCCGCGCGGGCGATCCTCGCGGGCCTCCCGGAGCGGATGCCCTACTCC